TTATATAAACTCCATTACCAATTTTTTCAACACGCTATATCGGAAGTTGGCTCCCCATGGACTACCACCTCTACGACTAATCGAGTTACTGAAATCTACATCATGGAAAAGATCAGAATACTTTGCTAAAAAAAATTCACTTTGGCTTTCTAAACATTTAAATTCAGTTTCATCTAACTCGGAGAGTATAATTAACCAAACCTCAAATAGTGATTTATTTATAGAAGTTTTCTTCCTTGCTCCAGCAACAGACTTTCTAAACGCATGAGATGAAAATAGCAAGTAGCTACGATATAGACCTAATTCAAATCTATATTTAATACTCGACAATGAAGCACAATCAAGATCACTAAATTCAGCTTCATTATTTAAATGCAGCATTGTATTTGATAAAAAATCATCTATATCGCCAGTAAACTTATCCCTACCTAATAAGCTAAAAGCTAAATAGCGCAAAATTAACTCTCGTCCAGCCATACGATTATCCTTAATCGTTCCACCAGTTACTTCAGTATAATATTCATTATTGCTAAGAACGCGTAAAAACTTTGTGGCAATGCCTTGGTAAAGTGCATTTCTTATCTCTTGATCTGATAATCGCATTCCACCAGTATTTATTCGTTTAAAAATATTCCTTTTGACATTATCTGGAGTTCCAGGGTTAATTACCGTAAATAGAAGTTCGGTTTCCATTATATTATTCACAACTCTAGCTGCTTTTGAGTCAAATAATAATTTATAAAAAGTTTTACTATTCAGTGACTCACCCCAAAACTCTAAATCTTGTAATTTAAATCCTTTCCCATCACCATCCTCTCCAAGAATAAAGTCTCTAATAGTAGAAAGCCTTTGTAATCCGTCAACAACCTCCCAGACACCATCATTATCTTCAGATACATAAAACATAGGTAATGGTATCTTTAATATCATGGACTCAATTAATAGACTTTTTCTCTTTTTATCCCATACTTCTTCACGTTGGAATTCCGGCGATAGTACTATCGTCGTATTCTTTAGACGTCTCAAAACAGTATCGAGTGACACTACTTTAGTTGTTAAAGATATAGAATCAGGATCAAATGGAGTTTTATTAGCATATTCTGGCATTTCTGGCTCAGATTCGACACCAGACCCAATCCCCTCGCTAGCGAGGTCATCTTCTAAAATTGATACTCTTGGTTTCATCTTATAAGTACCTTGGAATTATTAGGTAACTAATGGATTATATTGTAGAGCTGATTCAAAATGCTCTGGTGAAAAGTGGGCATATCTCATTGTCATCTTAATATCTGTATGCCCCAAAATCCGCTGTAATACAAGGATATTACCACCTTTCATCATGAAATGGCTGGCAAAAGTGTGGCGTAGAACATGTGAACACTGTCTATCTGGTAGTTTTATGTTCGTTCTCTTCAGTGCAGTGCGGAAGGCGGAATAGCATGAGGGGAATAAACGACCGGTCTTTTTGGGTAAAGAGTTAAATAATTCTTCACTGATTGGGATGCTTCGGTTGCGCTTCCCTTTGGTTTTTGTGTAAGTGACTTTATAGGGCATTACTTGCGTATGAGTCAGGCTTTCCGCTTCTGACCAACGTGCACCAGTGGCCAGACACAACCGCACAACGGTAGCCAACTCCGGTACTGTGCTGTTTTCACATTCTTTCAGGAGGTTAACTATTTGCTCTTTGGTCAGGAACGCCATTTCTTGCTCATGGGTTCGATACTGGCGTACACCACGAAGGGGATTGTCGTAGCGCCACTCACTCAGGCGGGAGAGTTCATTAAACATCGCCCGCATGTATGCCAATTCGATATTTAGCGTACGCGGTGTTACGCCTTTGGTACGAGTGCCGCGTAATATTTTCCCATTGAGCCGTTGTTCACGGTACTGAGAAAATGTTTTTGCGGTAAAATCTATGGCACGCGGATCACCAAGGTCACGGCACATATTGAGCAAAACCTGATGACGAGATTTGCCATCGCTCAAAGTGATGCCATGCGCCCGATGCCAAATTTCGATCAGCTCTGATAACAACCGCGTGTCCTGCTTTTCACCTAACCAAGGTTTGTTGTCTACCAGCTCCATCGTGAAGCGCTCAAATGCCAGTGCTTCACCTTTCGTCGCAAACTGCTTTCTTACTCGCTTCCCTTCCCTACCTGCCGGATAACACTCACAAATCCATTTCCCGGTATTCAACTTTCTTACTGCCATACGACGTACTTACACCTTCCTTAAAACACTATCTACTCGGGCTAAAACAGTTATCTCGTTCAACGCGCATTCAAATGGTATCTTTATCTCTGTTCCACTGACTCTCACTTTACCGACAGGGATAAGTTCTAGATTCCGGATACTAACTTTGCCTTCGATTTCTACTAGCCATGTCCCATCTGAGATGTCTTCAAATGAATAATCAACTAAACTAATCGCTTCATCCGAGACAATAATTTTTGGTTCAGTAAGTTCAGGTGATAGTAGTGAGTTATCCAATACCAGATGCCCATCTTCAACCAATTTACCTTTGATAATCTTGTATCGGGTTAGTGAGGTTATGTCGCCTTTTGCGTCATCGTACATTGGCCCCACCCCTGTAGCCAGCCACCGCAGGGAAACTCCGGTTTCCAGCGAACACCAGATAATCACCTGCGCCGGATAATAATCTCTACTCCACCACGTCCCAAAGGTACTGTTTGTAATACCCGTATGCTGTGAAAGCTCTGTTCTGGTTTTGAATCCATATGCCTCCAGAACTCGAGTCAACGCTTCACGACCACCATGATTGGGGTTGAATTTATTCATATGCATAATTTATGAAGGATAGAGTTTTTAATATTATTTACTTGGCTTCACATTTTCTTTAACACGCTATCTACACGGGCTAAAACAGTAATATCTGCCAATGCACACTCAAATGGCATCTTTAGCTCATTGCTGCTGACCCTTACTTTACCAACAGGAATAAGCTCTAAGTTTCTGATACTTGCTTTATGCTCAATCTCAACTAACCACGTCCCATCCGAAATATCTTCAAATGAGCAATCAACCAAATTGGTCACACCATCCGAGATGATAACTTTAGGCCGAGCCATTCCAACCGATAATAAAGAGTTATCTAAAACCAAATATCCATCTTCAAACAATTTACCATTGATAATTTTATAGCGGGCAACTGAGGTTATCTCGCCTTTTGCATCGTCGTACATTGGCCCCTCACCGAGAGAGAGCCAACGTAGTGAAACACCCGTTTCTAAAGCACAACCAATCAATAAGTTAGCCGGGTAAAAATCCCTTTTCCACCAAGTGGTTATAGTAGCAATGCTGATCCCTGTTTTTTCTGAAAGCTCAGTTCTCTTATTTAAACCGTAGGCTTTAATTACCCTTTGAATTGCAGATCGCCCACCACGTTTTGGAGCAAATATATTGTCACTTGTATAATTAGTCATAATCTAATCGCCATAAGTTGTATCGATCTTATGACCATCGACGTCTCACTAACTTGCCTGCCATAAATCGATCACGCTTTACTAATAACTCGTTCCACAATGCCAATGATCTTTATATCTGCCAGAGCACACTCAAATGGGGGTTTGATTTCTCCGCCACTAATTCGGACGCGACCAACCGGTACTAACTCCAAATCGCGAATACTCTTCATTCCTTCAATTTCAACCAACCATTTACCATCTAGCACAGTTTGAAATGACTTATTTACGATATAGGTACTATCTCCGCTATTGACAGCAATGAGATCATTTTGAGATTGAAGCAATGACTTGTCGAATAAAACAGCGCCAGTATCACTAAGTATCCCTTTGTCTAAACTGAATAAATTAATTTTCTGAATTTGACTGTCCGTATCTTCAAACATCTGGCCTTCCCCTGTAGCCAGCCATTGCAATGATGCCCCCGTTTCAAGTGAGCACCACACCATAACTTGTGCGGGGTAAAAATCGCGACGCCACCATGTATTGAGAGTGCTGTTACTAATTCCTGTGTAATCAGATAGTTCGGTTCTCGTTTTAAATCCATAGGCTTCCATGATTCGCTTCATGGCTTCTTGGCCACCTGAATTCGGATCATATCTGTCAGCATTTTTTTTATTCATTTAAACGTTCACCTATTGACAATGTTTTATATAAACATCATCATTCTCAAAAGTGTTCAAATAAGTATTTTTGTCGATTATCGTTTATCGAAACCATTGGGGATAATGCCTTATGAAACCAGTGATCTCAATCAATCTTGTAATTCCTAACCCCTACCTCCCTATTGAAGAGTTCTGCCGCCAGACTGGCCACGCGAAAACGACTGTGGTTGATATGGTTAGAGACGGCAGAATCACTATCAAACGTAAAGCCGATACCATCAGTGAGAAAACCGGTAAGCCCAAAACCAAATCTAAAATTGAAATCAACATGGTCGAACTGACCTTACGCGCACTTGCTGAGTCCAATTTTGATGTTCGTTTGAACGATAAACCATTACGGTAATTCTCCTGAATTATTGAGGTTAGCGCCATGTTTGCAAATGGAACTGACAAACACCCTCATTGGGATTCAGCCTTGCGACGCTTTGCCGATACTGTCGAGATAAAGCAAGTCGCCGAAACCATTGGCATGAATCCCCAGACACTGCGCAATAAGTTGAATCCGGCACAGCCGCACGAACTGACAACCGTGGAATTGCTGCGTATTACCCACGCCACGCAGAATTACACCCTGTTGGATGGTGCGTTAGCTGAACTGGGTCGTTTACCTTCACTGCCATTGGAAAATCCACAGAAAGCCACTGATATTCCAACTCAGGCTCTCAAAATCAGTTCAGCCGCAGGAGAATTGGCTGGCGAATCACTGCAATTAATATCCGGCAGCCGACTCACTAAAAAACGCAAAGACGCTATTGTCAGCCGCGCTAATAAAGCGGTCCGTGATCTGATGCTCTTTGCGTATGCCATTGAAGAGCGCTTTCACTCAATACCGGTTTTAACTACTACGGTCGATTTGATCCAAACCGGAAGCTTTTCCGGTCTTTCGTAGAAGGTCTGTAATATGCAAAACCCAATCTCAATTGCTCCATTACTCTGGCGTCAACAAGGCCACAATGCTGGCCACGTTGAGATTAAACACGGTAAAGGTAAGCCAGGCATTATTATTCGCCCTGATGGTCACCGTTGGGCACCACCACAAGGCACTTTTACTGATTCTCATCGGAGGATGGGTAAATGAGCATTCGCTGCGCTTTCGGTCCAGAACACCTTCGCGCAATGCCACTTCCTTTGCGTGCCGTTATCGGTAAACACTTTGCTGGCTCTCGCTGGCGGGATACCTGCAACTTTTACGACTCGATGCCAGAACGTTACCGGGCAACCGTCTGTTTTCATGCTGAACTGAAAAAACGCCACGCCCTACTCCAACTGGCGGAAATGGATAATAACGAGCGGCAACGCATCGTCAGTGCGTTGGATGAATTACGACATCACTTTGCTAAATATCGCAAACACGCCATTAGTAATGTCGCCTTTATTCAACGACTGCCTATCAGCGTGCGTAAAACATTATTTCTTCATGCTGGATTAAGTCACAAAGAGTTTAATCAACCGGCCAGTTATCTAGAAGAAAACGCTTGCCCGTGGCGGGAAACTTTAATAGCAGCATTACGTGAATTACTTAATTTATTCGAGGATGCGCCGGATATTTTAACTGCGGTTAAACCTGACGCTTATTTCAACTAATCATCGTATTTAAATTAATTGGCGTATGACCCGCCGGGTTGCCTACGCCCTGAATAAGGCCATGACCATGCACATGTATAAAACCATAGGACAAGATATGCATACCCGCGCCCTTGAACAGGCGCGCCAACACCAACTGAATCAAGCACGTAAGGAGGCTAAAGCCGATGCAGCTATCAGTTTCTCTTCATATTTAGACCGTCTCGCTACCCATGCCGCCAATCAACAACTTTCCAGCAATGAAATTGTTGAGTTGCTGCGTCAGGAATCCGAACAATTTCAACAGCGTGGTTTTGAGTGCCACCAGAGTGATTTTTAAGGAGATCTGAAATGCCCGATATGTTCGATCACTCTCAAGAGCTGCAACAGCTCCAGTTGGAACACCAGATAGCGGCAGCCAGAACCAACACCCTGATGCCATCCGCTTTTATATGCGCCGACTGTGATTCTCCAATTCCAGAAGCACGACGCGCCGCATTGCCGGGTGTGCAGTGCTGTGTCCACTGCCAGCAGATCCGTGAACTTAAAGCAGCACATTATCGCTCTATATAAAAATGGCCTATTTATCTTTTATCTCAAACAACAGGCAGTTATGTGTTTTAGCTGAGGACGTTGCCTTTATCTATCCGTCAATCGTAGAGGATGGGACCACATTTATTACGCTAACCAACGGTAAACAATTTAGGGCAAGGAATATTCAAGAGATGAGTATATGGCCTCATCAAGGAGGCCATTTTAAACAAACAAATCAAATAAGCCCTGATAATAAGGTTCTTAATTGATGAATCATGTTGTTAGGGGGCGCTTTGCCCCCTCGCCACCACCGCCATTTACGGTAAGTTGCCGCGAGACTTTCGTCGGCGCTTATCCGTGGAATGCACCACGCAAAGCCATAGGTCGTGAAAGACAACTTACCCGTGAAGAATACCTTCAGGGGCAAGCTGTTTTAAATAAAATCAACAGCCTGCCGTATTTCCTGCGCTCACTGTTTATCAGCCGCCATGCCAATCTACAAAAGCACCAAGGCCAATTAGCTGCTAATAAATATCTGGTCCTCAGCTTTATGCAGCTTATTTGGCCACGCATTCAAACCGTAAACCAAAAGCATGGTTTAAAACACGATATCGCCCTTGGCTTTTTAAGCGAGGAAGAGACTTATTTAAGTCTGCCAGGCATGAATGATAAAGAACTGGTTAGATTTGCAGGCCGTATTTCTGCACAGTTATTTTCTGCCTATGAAGAACTCAGCGATGCCTATATTGCTGAACATAATGGCGATAAAACGGCAGTATTCAGCGATAGCGCACAAACCAAACTCTATGGCCATATTACTGGCATGGCGCGGTCATTAAATGTTACCCCGCTACACTGGCGTAAATATCGTAAAGGTAAGTTAACCATGCGCCACGCTTTCTCCGCTATTGCCCGATTGGTCAATGATGAATGGTGGACGCGTCAGCTTAAATCTCTGCGCACCCGTTGGCGGGAAGCACTCTTAATTGCCGTCGGCGAAGTGAATCGCCACAAATCCGGTTATGCCAGCAAGCAGGCAATTAAAGATATTCAATCGCGCCGTTTGTCTAATATGGAATTTCTGAAATGCTGCGAACTGGAAAATGTTGATACCGGTGAACGTATCGATCTGATCGATAAAGTGCTAGCCAGTATCTCTAATCCAGAAATCCGCCGCATGGAATTGATGAATACCATCGCCGGTATTGAGAAATATGCCGCTAATATGCAACACGTCGGCATGTTTACTACCATCACAACCCCTTCCAAGTACCACCCAACTCGCGTGGTAGAGAATAATGAAAAAGATAAAGTCCTGTTTAATCACAAATGGGATAAAGAGGCATTTACGCCCAAAGATGGTCAGCGTTACCTGTGCAAAATCTGGAGCAAGATGCGCACAGCGTTCAAAGATAACGACCTGAAAGTTTACGGCATGCGCGTGGTCGAGCCTCACCACGATGGCACCCCTCACTGGCATATGATGCTGTTTTGTGAGCGCCAGCAACGCCGACAGGTGATCGATATCATGCGCCGTTATTCTCTGATGGAAGACGGTGACGAACGTGGCGCAGAAAAAAATCGCTTTGAATGCAAGCACATGAAAAAAGGTGGTGCGGCTGGTTATATCGCGAAATACATTGCCAAGAATATCGACGGTTATGCACTGGATGGCGAGCTGGATCATGAAACTGGCCAGCCGCTAACTGAAACCGCTGCTGCCGTCACCGCTTGGGCGGCAACGTGGCGCATCCCTCAATTCCACCCAATTGGCATTCCAACGATGGGAGCTTATCGCGAATGCCGCCGCATTCGTGGCCTGAGTCTTGCAGAAAGATTCGATGATCAGGTTGAAGCGGTACGTGCTGCCGCTGATGCCGGTGATTTTGCCGCGTACATCACTCAACAAGGTGGGGCCAACGTACCGCGCGCTCAGCAAACCATTCGGGTAGCCCGCAAGGTGGCCGAAGAACTCAACGCCTATGACGAAGAAGTACAAAAGGTCATCGGCATTTATGCCCCTCATCTCGGCGAATCTAAGATTTATGAAACCCGTTCAACCCAATGGCGTATTGTCGCCAAGGCCGTTGACGTTGAGCTTTTGACTTTAAAAAGCGCCTCTGGCGCGCCTCGGAGTTCTGTCAATAACTGTGGGTTCGATGCTGAAGTAACCACCGTTGAACCGACAGAATTGCCGCCTGAAAACACCTATTCACCGGTGAATACACCAATAGATTGGGATGATGAAGGCAATGTGCTGCTGATTAAGTCAATTTTGCGCGGACAAACTCCCACTATTAACTATAAACAGCGCCCATATAATCTGTATCACTGCCGCGAGGCCGCGCCTTCTGCCCGCCTGACACAAGAAGAACGGGCACGTTTGCCCAAAATTCGAGCCGAACTGACCGCTAAAGGTATCCAGCCTACACGGTGGGAACTGGAGGCACTGACACGCGGAGCCAAAATCCACTTTGGCGATCTGGTATTTCACTATCCACCGTTAGATACATGGGGAGACATGACTAAAGATTTATAGCTAAGTCGCCATATCCAAACAAAGTCTCATAAAAACATTGATGTACTTGACTAACGAAATCGCCCGAAACAATAATACTGTATATTTATACAGTAAATAAGGAGAGATAAATATGGAACACATTGAACAAATCTATCTTGCCCTGTCACGTATACAATTCATCGCTGAGATTTCCCTCACCGCGTGCTGCAAGCATGAAGAAATGGAAATGGCACTCTACCTAATCTCTGATTTAGCGGACGAATGCTTGCCAAATAATGGGCATGAAGAAGTGTTCTATAAGGCTTCACCAGACTGCACACGATGATTAAAAAATGTTTATCAGGAGTGAATCCCGAACGTGAAACTGGCGATATTCCAATAGTAAATTCATGTTTGCTAATATGTGCCTGCATTTTTCATCAGCATACGCAGAAAGGAATACCATGAATAACGTAATCGCTTTTTTGTCTCTGTCGCTTTTATTGATGGCCACATTAAACCGCCACTAGACGTATTCCGGGCCAAAAACAGTGACAAAGACCCAATCGTTAGCTCCCTTGATGGGATATAGGCCAAGCTTCGGTAAGTAACATGGGTACTTTGTCACTTTTTATCATTCAACTCATGACGCTATACCATAGAAAGTGGGGATTGATATGCATCAACTGCCTAGGGACATTCCCTAGTAGTATACCTTCAGAGTTTAAAACCCTATTTGGACCACCATAAACTACAGGTGATATCATCAATCATCTATAAATCTTGAGAATATGCAGCCAAATGATTTCACAATATGAATACGTCGTTCGCCAATTAGCTAGGACTAAAAACAAAAAACACGAGCAATATGTCGTTACTGGCATTGTGCATAAGCTAAATCGCGATGACATAAAATTTGTTACTCAACAGTACGTGAAAAGAGAATCAGGGCGAGCACTGACCGATCTTTATTTCCCAGCCATCAACCTACATATTGAGATCGATGAACCATTCCATCTCAAACAAGCCGAACACGATAATCTCCGAGAAGCCGATATTATCGATGCTACTGGCCATGAGGTTATTCGCATCTCAGTTGATGGTTCATTACGTCAGATGAACGAACGTATTGACGATTGTGTTGCTGCAATCAAGTCTAAGATCAGTGCATTAGGCGATTGCTTTGAGCCTTGGGATATGGATAAAGAGCTATCTATCGAACCTCATATTCGCAGAGGCTATATCGATGTGAAAGATAACGTAGCATTCCGCAGGATTACTGATGCCTGTAACTGTTTCGGACATAACTACAAGTTTCTCCAGAAGGCTGGAGCCAAACACCCCTACCATGACGATATACTTATCTGGTTGCCCAAACTTTTTGATAATGAGCACTGGAGCAATCAGATCTCTAATGATGAAAACGTCATTACTGAAATACCTAAGTCCGAAGACGCCCAAGCGGCTCACTTTGATAAATGGATGGCAGAAACGAGAAATAAACGTCTGGTTTTTGCAAAAGCCAAAGATAATTTAGGAATGACTCTTTACCGCTTTAAAGGGCTTTATGAGTTAAACCCCAAGAAAAGCAATCGTACCATAGGCCTATATTGGCAACGTATTTCTACTAGGGTGAAAACCTATCCATCACCGGCAAGAAACCCTGATTGAAACGGTAGATGCTATTCGCAACCCATGCATGCATTTAGCGCATGAATTTGCATGACGATCCGCTGCCAGATTTGAGCGCACCAAGCCAGTACTGGCGCGGATCTACCACGATCACGCAACTGCATGAAAAGTGCCCTATAAAGCGGGCAGGCGTGGCGGGGATACGATTGCGCGCGATGGGTTCTGAACTATGTATTTGTATCGGAAATAACACCATGAATAATACAATGAAAATCGATGGACACACTGCGGTCATCACTTTTGACCCTGATATGGAAATGTTCCGAGGCGAATTTATCGGCCTTAATGGTGGCGCTGACTTCTACGGTAATAGCGTGGATGAACTAAAAATGGAAGGCTCACATTCCCTGTCGGTCTTTTTGGATGAGTGCAAAAGAGACGGAATCAAGTCTTATAAATCCTATAGTGGCAAAATCGTTGTCGAGATAACACCTGAACGCCATCATGCTCTTATCCTTACTGCACTTGCTAGCGGCCACTCAATTAATGATTTGCTGTGCCAAGGTGCAGATATGGTCGTACAGAAGTATTCTTGATTAGTTAATCCACCAGAGCGCAGAAACAGACTTGCATGTAAATCCATACAGTATTAGTCTGTCCTATAATCCTATAAAATCTCCACCATCTTGTAGTAGGCAATGGTATCCATAATGAAGAAAATCCAAAAATTCAAAGTGATAGACCTATTTTGTGGTGCTGGGGGACTATCTGCTGGTTTTCTGAAAGGAAAACAAGCTAATTACTTTGAAAGCATTTTGGCTATCGACAATGATACAGCCGCAATCAAAACCTATAACGCTAATTTCGGCAACCATGGCGTCACTGCTAACATTGATGAATGGATTGAAGAAAATGAAATCCCGCAAGCAGATTTAGTTATTGGTGGGCCACCATGCCAAGGCTTTAGCCTGCTCAATAAAAAACGAGCAGGAGATCATCGCCGTGCCTTATGGGAACCCTATATGGATATCATCGAACAATCCTCCGCTTCCATTTTTGTCATGGAAAATGTGCAAGGGTTATTAAACAGCGAAGAGTTCGCCGATATTACCGCCAGAGCGAATGAACTTGGGTTTATCTTGCTCAATCCATCCCTACTCAATACCGCTGACTACGGTGTTCCGCAGACTCGTAAGCGAGTCATCGCCATAGGAGTCAAAGCAGAGTTGTTTGATATCAACCAACTCCCTGCTTTCCCTCCAACACCAACTCACTGTTCGCCCGATAAAAATAGTGCCTTGCCAGCATGGGTTACAGTCAAAGATGCTATTTCTGATTTACCTGAGCCGGAAGGAACAGAGATAAGAGATATTCCTGCACCGCTTAACTTACATTTTGGGCGAAACCCAACAGCGCTTTCCCAAGAAAGATATCGTGTCGTTCCTCCCGGTGGTAACAGGTTCGATTTGCAAAAGCATCGCCCTGATATAACGCCGGCTTGTTGGATTAAAAAAGCCTCTGGTGGAACGGATCTTTTTGGCAGACTGTGGTGGGATAGGCCATCAGTAACAATCAGAACTGAGTTTTTCAAACCAGAAAAAGGGCGTTATCTTCATCCGGAGAAACATCGTCCAATAACTCATCGTGAAGCCGCTCGTTTAATGAGTTTCCCGGATGATTTTTATTTTTATTGGTTCCAAAACCGAAGTAGCAAGGCAAATTGGTAATGCGGTCCCCCCCTTATTTGCCCAAAAAATTGCAAATTATGTCCAAAATTTAATGGAATTAAGAATAAAAAATGGCGAGAAGATCTCAGAAAAGTACGCCGGAAAAGCTGCGTAAAGAACTGCTTGAGCTTATTACTGATTTTGAACACAAGCTGCTGGATGAGTCCTTGCGGGAGCAAGTCCGGGCCTTAGTTCCTGCTAACCATCTTTTGCGAGATTTAGGAAGCTCATTGATTGTCGGTGAAGATAGCAACTCAGCCAGAGATCGTATTCTTTCCTATCTAATTAGATATCCAAGACAAATCATTCTTGGCGATGAACTGATGGTTGTCGCTGGAATCAGTGAGTACGCAAGAAGAATTAGAGAGTTACGCGTTGAATTTGGCTGGGCGGTGCTCAGTGGCAAAATGTTGAAAGAAATTGTAGAACAGCAAGAAGTAACACTTGAGGAACTAAACGCGACTTCTCTTCAGGCTCTTAAAACCGATGTTTATACCTTAATCAACACTGAACAAGATAGAGAAGCTGCATTACGTTGGAACGAGGCAAATGAACTTCGTAAAAGCAAGATCTCTGTTAAAGATAAGATCTTGTTGTACTTGAGAAAAAACGTTGGTCGGGCTGTTTCTGGTGAAGAACTACGTTATCTCGCAAACGATAGTAAAGAATGGGCCAGAAGAACCAGAGAATTACATACAGAAGACGGTTGGCCAATCGCCACTAAAAACTCCGGTCGACCGGAGTTATCTGTTGGCGCTTATCTTCTGGAGCAAGATCGACAAGCCAAGCCACATGACAGAAAAATCCCTGACCCTGTGCGTGTTAAAGTTCTCGAAAGAGACCATCATTCATGCAGAAATTGTGGCTGGCAATATCAGCTTAAAAAACCGAACGATCCGAGATCATTGCTTGAACTCCATCATATAGAGCACCATGTTGATGGCGGCGAAAATACCGTTGAAAACCTGCTTACTCTCTGTAATGTTTGCCATGATGAGGTTCATAAGTTACAGACTCCCCCATCAGAGCTTTTGGCCTTATTAAACAAGCCGTTAAAAGATTGATTATTCAGGCATATAGAGATTTTAGTGAAAGGTTATGCATTTAAGGATCTAAAAACTAGAGCACTCAGTAAGCCTGAAGTTACACAAGCCTTCAATGAAGCAGATTATGAACTGGGACTCTTTCAGTCTCTCTATGATAAGTAGCGCGTAGGATACAAACATTATGTGTTACTGCATTAATTACCTCTAAATCTACCCCAACTCATACCCCCTAAACCCCACAACCTCCTCCCCTACCCACTCATTCACTTCTTTCATTCGTTCCTGCAACGGCATTAGCTCGTTGCGCACAAACACCTGACTGGCCTTTTCTATATCGCCAAATCCGCCGGTGTTATTGGGGATGATACCCATCATCTGCGGTGGTACGCGGTGGGCGCTGAGTAGGTCGTCGCGGCTGGCGTTTTTGATATTAAAAAAATCGTCTTTGGTGGCCACCTCGCTGAGTGGGACGATCTTGATACCGTCAGGTTTGCCATTTGGAGCATAGAAGAACAAGTTTTTAAAATTCCCCAACCCTTTGGTGCTGCGCATGGCGTTGCGTAATGTTTCTACGTCGGTATTACTTTGGGCCGCATCGGTGACATACATGATATAACCGGCATGTGCGCCGTTCTGGAAATACTTGCGACGAAATAACGTGGCTGATTCGTTCAGCCATGCTGAGTTGAGTGAACTGAGATATTCCGGCAAGCCGTAAAGTTCCTGATTAATATCCGGTTCAATCAGGTGAAATACCGTGCCTGGCTCAAAGCGATGCGGTTCGCGGAAAGATTGCACGAACCAATACACATCATCTTCTACTCCACGGCGGGTATATTTGGCCGGTGAACATTCCAACCGCATTAACTTGCCTAAGCGATTGAAGCGCTTCTCCAAAAAGGCATTGCCGAATACTAAGAAATCCAGTGCAAAGCGGCTAAATTGTTGGGCGCTGAGCAGCGGATGTGGGATAAAAGTGCTGGTCAGAATATTACGTTTCACATAAATCGGGGAGCTGTGATGTACCGCCGCACGCAGACTTTTGGCCAACCCGGTGAAACTGATCGGGGGCTCAATCCATTTGCCGTTACCGATGCATTCGGCGTAATCCAGAATGTCGCGACGATCCAGCACTGCGGAAGGTTCGCCAAAGCTAAACACTTCCATTGGTTGCTGCAGTTGCCGAGTTAGATTGGTTGATTTTACTGCCTTGCGGCCTTTGCGTTTGCTCATCAGTTAAAATCCAGAATTGAAGATTGGGCATAACCGCTACCGGCGGTTAGCGGCTCGTTAATCATCGCGTGCATCGCCGCCCATGCGATATCTGCATGACTGGCGTCTTCGCTGCGGCTGGCTTGGTAAGTGGCACGGCCACCGCTGGCAGTCATGGTTTTGCGGATAGCCATAAAAGATTGGGTGATATCGGTGTGGCCGGAGTCATACTCCAGCCGCCCACTGGTGATCAGGTCTTTGGCTTTCAGCACCAGCGCGGTTTTAATCTCCGGGCTGTAACGAATTTCCTGCACCGCCGGAAAAAACTCCCGCACCAGTTGATAGACGCCCTGCCCAATGCCCGTGGCGTCGATACCGATATATTCCACGCAGTATTTTTCAGTTAGGGTTTTGATGGATTCAGCTTGAGTGGCGAAGTCCATTCCCTTCCATTGATGGCGTTCCAAAATGCGGAATTTGCCGCCGGGTACCAGCGGTGGAGCCAATACCACGCAACCCGCACTGTCACCGGTGTGAGACGGGTCATAACCCAACCAAACCGCCCGATAACCAAAAGGTCGATAGGCGTAAGGATTAAAATCATCCCACTCCTCCAGACTATCGACCATGCAGCCCTGCAACTCTTCGAACGGGAATACCGAGGTTTTATCATCGACGAATTCGCACATCAGCAGGTTTTGATATTCCGCTGGGCTGTATTCCAGCGCAAGTTGGTCGAGGTCAAACAAGTTACAGCCGCCCGCCAGCGCATCTTCAACAGTGACAATCTGCCGCCACTGACCGTCGCCACACAGCGCACCGTGCATCAAATGGCTATGGCTGAGATCAACATAAATATGTTGTTCTTTGTTTTTACGCCCTTTATTAAACAGTTCGCCAGACCAAAACGGATAAGCGCTGTGGGCCAGACTGGATGGCGTGGAAAAATAGGTGGTACGCCATTTTTTGTGTAATGACATACCCGAAGCCACTTTGCGCAACTCCTGAAACTTCGGTATCCAAAAGTATTCATCGAGATACAGGTTGCCGGTGTAGCTCTGAGCGGTGCGGATATTAGTGCCGAGAAAGAACAGCCGCGCACCGTTGGCCAGCACCATCGGATCGCCTTTCAGGTCAACTTCTACCTGTCGGGCAAAATCAATAATGTAGTTTTTGAATACATGCGCCTGTGCTTTACTGGCTGACAGAAAGATCTGATTGCGCCCAGTGGTTAGTGCATCTATTAGTGCTTCACGGGCAAAGTAGAAGGTCGCGCCAATTTGGCGCGATTTAAGAATATTGCGAATACGATGCTGCAAGCCAGCCCGATACCAACCTTTCTGATATTCAAACGTAGTTTCCAGAAAAATATCATTCAGCGCTTCAATAGCCGCGTCGCTAAACACATTTTTCTCAACCGACTTACGTTCCCCTTTATTGCGGTTACGTACCTTCGGATTCAGATCGGCTTCATTGCCGGTTTGGTTGTAGCGGTTAACTCGTGCCAATCGCTCAATCTGGCGGCCTAGCAGGTCAATCTCTTTGTAGTCGCAACCCTCCTTGTTGTTCTTCATGATCAGTTGAATCAACCGCGCTTCCAGACTGCTCTCCACACGCGATACCGGGGAAACATCCTCCCAGGCATCCCGCTGTTTCCAGCTCTGCACGGTTGGTGCTTTCTGGTTCAGCAGCTCGGCAATCTGGCGCACAGAAAAGCCCTGCCAGTAAAGCAAAGCCGCCTGCCGCCGTGGATCACTGATAAGGGTAGTTGGGGTCGTCATCATGAGCGCAAGGCTACGAAAACGAGTTTGATTCTTCCTCAACTCACTGTTGTGTCAGTGATTAAAGGATTTAGAGTGGTGGCAGTGGGGATTGGGAGTCAGGAAACTAGCGCTGATTTAACTGACCCATTCACGGACTCCCATTATGGCTAAGAAAATTTCTAAGTTTTTCCGTATCGGTGTCGAAGGTGATACTTGCGATGGTCGTATTATCGACGGTAATGACATTCAGCAAATGGCCGATACCTTTGATCCGCGCGTCTATGGCTGCCGCATTAATCTGGAACACATTAAAGGTTTACTGCCTGACAGCCCTTTCCGCCGTTATGGTGATGTGGTTGAACTAAAAGCCGAGAAAATCAACGATGATTCCGCGCTAAACGGTAAGTGGGCGTTATATGCCAAGGTGGTGCCGACCGACGATCTGGTAGCAATGGTGCAAGCTCGACAAAAGGTTTACACCTCAATGGAGATTCGCCCGAATTTCTCCAACAGCGGTAAATGCTATCTGATTGGTTTGGCGGTGACTGATGACCCAGCCAGCTTGGGTACTGAAATGTTGGAATTCTGCGCCCGCGCCAAAACTAATCCACTGGCTGGTAAGAAACTGGAACCCACCGATCTGTTCTCTGTTGCCGTTGAGGCCGCGATTGAATTTGAAGAAATTCCTGAACCCGGAATCAGTCTACTTAGCCGGGTAAAAGAGCTGTTTAATCGCAAGCAATCCTCTGACGATGCCCGTTTTACTGATATCCACGCCGCTGTGACCACCGTAGCCGAACAGCTGCAAGTTCAGGCTGATGCTAACGAGCAGCGTTTTCAACAAATTGAGCAACAGATTGAAGCCAATCAGCAGCAACTTTCCCACCTGCGCGCCAGCCTCGACCAGAGCGAAAGCCTGATCCAACTGCGTCGCCCGATGGCCAACGGCGGTAATGGTGATGAAACCTTTCTGACTAACTGTTAATAACCAGACTGAGAGAGCCTCATGCGACCTAATACCCGAATCAAATTCAACGCTTACCTGACTCAGGTTGCCAAATTGAATGGCATTGAGGTGAGCGATGTGGCGAAGAAATTCAGCGTCGAGCCGTCGGTTACCCAAACCCTGATGACCCGAGTGCAGGAGTCATCCGAGTTTCTCAGCCGTATCAATATGGTGCCGGTGGCCGAGTTAACGGGTGAGAAAATCGGTATCGGCGTCACCGGTTCTATTGCCAGCACTACCGATACCGCGACTGGCGGCGAGCGTGAAACCGCTGACTTTGCCGCTCTTGAAGCCCGCCGTTATCAGTGTGAACAGATGAACTTTGATTTTCATATCCGCTATAACACGCTGGATCTGTGGGCGCGGTATCAGGATTTTCAACTGCGGCTACGTGATGCCATCGCCAAGCGTCAGGCATTGGATTACATCATGGCGGGCTTTAACGGAGTGAAACGTGCGGCTACCTCCAATCGTCAGCAAAACCCAATGCTGCAAGATGTAGCCGTAGGCTGGTTGCAAAAATACCGCAACGAAGCACCGCAACGGGTGATGGATAAAGTGACCGGTAAAGAGGGTGCGATAATTTCCAGCGTGATTCGTGTCGGCGAAAATGGCGACTATAAAAACCTCGATGCGCTGGTATTTGATGCCACCAATACCATGATTGACCCTTGGCATCAGGAAGACCCCGATTTAGTGGTGATCTGTGGCCGTGAGTTGTTAGTCGATAAATATTTCCCACTGATTAACCAAAAACAACCCAATAGCGAAATGCTGGCAGCGGATGTGATTGTCAGTCAGAAACGTATCGGCAACTTGCCAGCGGTGCGCGTGCCCTATTTCCCTGCCAACGCCATGTTAGTGACTCGTCTGGACAACCTATCGATCTATTTTATGGACGACAGCCACCGCCGCCATATCGAAGAAGTTGCCCGCCGCGATCGCATCGAAAACTACGAATCCATCAAACAGGATTATGTAGTGGAGGAATACGGCTGTGGCTGCCTGATTGAAAATATCCAACTATTGACTGAAACAAAAAACGAACATTCAGAAACTGGAGCCTAAACCATGTTAAGCCCCGCCAGACGGCACATGATGCGAGTTTTAGCGGCGGAGGCGGCGCAGCAAATTGATGAGCCGCTGCGCCATGCCAATGGCTATGAACTGATGCTACTAAAACTGGCTGAAGATATTCGCGCTCTAAAAAATGTGCATTCAATGGAGCGCAAAGCTGAACGCAAACGGGAAATGCTGCCCTATTACGCCCCTTGGGTGAGCGGAGTATTGAGCGAAGGTCGAGGTGCACAAGATGCGGTATTGATGACGGTTATGGTGTGGAAGCTGGATATTGGCGATATTGCCGGTGCGCTGGAGATTGCCCACTATGCCTTGCACCATCGCCTCGTGATGCCAGATCGCTATAAACGTTCTACGCCTTACTTATTGGCTGAAGATGTGGCCGATGCTGCCACTCGCGCCCACAGTGCGGGCCAGCCCGTCAATATCGGCCACCTGCTGGCCACAATGGAACTGACCGATGCCGAAGATATGCCAGATCAAGTGCGCGCCAAGCTACACAAAATCGCCGGTATCGTCCTGCGGGACAGTGGTAAAACCGAATCAGCCTTGGTACATCTCAGGCGCGCGTTACAGCTCAATAACCATTGCGGTGTGAAAAAAGATATTGAACGGTTGGAGAGCCAACTACGCAAAGCCAGCCGCTAACCAAACGCGCCCCGCGCCGGGCGGCACGCAAGCCGCGACAACATGCCAGATCAACGTTTGCGTCCACCGCCCTCTATTTTGAGGTTGTCATGACGACAGTGATTATTTCCCCAAAAGATAAGCAGCCACATGGCGGTACCGTAGTCATTCCGCCATCTGCACATGACGAGCCACTGATAAAGAACACATTCTTCTTTCCCGATATTGATCCGAAGCACGTTCGTGACCTGATGCGCCTTGAGCAAACCATCGCCCCAGCCCGGTTACGGGAGGCCATTAAAACCGGTATGGCAGAAACCAATGCGGAGTTACACGATTTTCGCGAGCAGCAAGTCGCCGCTGGGTTTAACCGCCTTATAGATGTGCCGTCAGATGAGGTCGATGGGGAGAATATCCGTGTTTTACATTATGTGCGCGCCGTTTGTGCAATGGCGACCGCGACCTTGTATGAACGTTATCGCGGCGTGGATGCCAGTGCCAAAGGCGACAAAAAAGCTGACAGCATCGACAGCACTATTGATGAGTTGTGGCGGGATATGCGCTGGTCGGTCTCGCGCATCCAAGATAAACCACGCTGTATTGTGGGCCACATCTGATGCAAATCATTGCGCAACAAGGCGATACCCTTGACCTCATTTGCGATCGATATTACGGGCGCACAGAGGGGGTATTTGAAACGGTGCTCGCCGCTAATCCAGGGCTGGCAGAACTTGGGGCGGTGCTACCGCATGGTACTCCCGTTGAGTTGCCAGATATTCAAACCTCACCTGTCACAGAGACTGTAAACCTGTGGGACTGACAATGGAGAAGATCAGCACATTTATTACTTACTGGTTATCAGTAGCACTTGCATGGTTCGGCACACAGACGCCAGATAGGTTTGCGCTCTATATCGGTGGGAGCTGTGCCATTTTTACCGCGCTGGTTAATTTCTGGTATCGCCGTAAAACCTTTAATTACCTCAGATCTATGGGGCTTAATGAAGGGGTGACCCGTGAACTCAATCGTTAAACGTTGCAGTGTCGGTGTAGTGCTGGCGTTGACGATATTGATGCCCGATTTTCATTTACTACATACCTCGCCGGAAGGTCTTGCCCTGATCGCAGACCTTGAGGGATGCCGTCTACGGCCCTATCAATGCAGCGCGGGAGTGTGGACATCAGGTATTGGTCACACTGCTGGCGTTGTGCCTAAAAGAGAGATTACCGAGCGTGATGCGGCGGAAAACTTAGTCGCTGATGTTCTCCATGTTGAACAACAACTGGCGGCTTGTGTGCCGGTAGACATGCCGCAGCCGATTTACGATGCACTTGTCAGTTTCTCGTTTAACGTCGGCACGGCAGCCGCCTGTCGCTCGACGCTAGTTTCGTATCTAAAACACCGACAATGGGAACAGGCATGTAATCAACTCTCTCGCTGGGTATATGTCAATGGAGTCAAAAGTAAAGGGCTGGAGAATCGCCGCCAGCGTGAACGTGCTTATTGTCTTAAGGGAACGCAATGAAAACACTCATCGTGTTGCTAATTCTGGCCGTGTTCGGTGTGCTATGGCTGCGTGACGAGAACGACAAATTAAGCCGGTCGCTTGAGGGAGCTAATCGTGTCACTAACGAGCAAAAAAGTACGATTAGCATGCTAAAAAATCAACTTAACGTTGCTGCCAACCGAGCTGAGAAAAATGAGAGAGCACAGGTTGCCCTGCGTCGGAAGCTTGATGCCGCCGGAAAACTGGCAGCACAGCGTGAACAAACCATCACAAGATTACTCAATGAAAACGAAACCTTTCGCCGCTGGTACCGCACTGATTTGCCTGATGTTGTGCGCCGGATGCACCGACGCCCCGCCTGTGCATCCGCCAGTCATTGTTTACAGCGGATGCCCGAGAGTCAGCCTTTGCCCGATGCCCGGCAGCGACCCGACAACTAACGGCGATTTGAGTGCCGATATTCGTCAGCTTGAGCATGCACTCGAACGTTGTGCGTTACAGGTTGAAATTGTTAAACAATGTCAGGATGAATTAGATGCTGAAACCCGACAATTTGCGCAAGACTCTCACTGATGCAGTGCCGGTGCTGCGTACCAATCCCGACATGCTGCGTTTATTCGTGGATAATGGCAAAATTGCCGCCACACTGGCCGCATCACTGTCATTTGAAAAACAGTACACTCTCAATGTGGTGGTGACGGATTTCACTGGCGATATTGATTTACTGCTGGTGCCGATAATGGCATGGCTACGTGAAAATCAGCCCGACATTATGACCACCGATGAAGGCCAGAAAAAAGGCTTTACGTGGTATACCGATATCAATAACGACAATAGCATTGATGTCAGTATCAACCTGTTACTGACCGAGCGTACCCTTGTCAGGGAGGTCGACAGCGCGTTACATGTGCAAAACATACCGGAGCCATCGCGACCAGAACCGATAACGCGACCGGCAGAAATGTGGGTTAATGGTGAACCAGTGAGTCAGTGGAATGAATGAATTTAAACCATTTGAAGATAAGTTGGCTGGTCTGATTGCTGCGCTATCACCCGCAAGCCGTCGCAGTATGACTGTCGAAATTGCGAAGAAGCTACGCCAACGTCAGCAGCAGCGAATCAAATCCCAAAAATCGCCGGATGGCACTCCCTATGCTCCGCGAAAGCGCCAACCGATCAAAGCGAAGAAAGGCCGAATTAAGCGGGAAATGTTCACAAAACTGCGTACCAACCGCTTTATGAAAGCCAAAGGCGATGACAATGCTGCCGTGGTGGAGTTTACCAGCAAGGTACAGCGTATCGCGCGGGTGCATCATTATGGGCTAAAGGATAAACCGGGTCGCAACAGTATCGCAGTGGAATATCCCGAGCGTAAATTACTCGGGTTTAATAATGGTGATACCGAACTGATAGAGGATGAAGTAATTAGAATGTTAAGTTAGTGCTCATTCAAAACGTCTTTCCTCATTGTTTTTAAAATCAATAAACTTATTGTTAGTATCAAAGTAAATCACATAACCAAGAGTTAAAAATGACGTAATTATAAAGAGCAATACAATTAGTATCATCGCCGCAATGAATGACGAATTGTTATTTTCTATTGCGGTCATTAGTTCTCTTTTCTCTGCGGGATCTTTTGTAAGAAGGTAGCCACATGCTGATATTAGAATTCTCTTATTTGTAGCGGTTGTAAGTTCCCTGCATTGTTTCGCGTTGAAATATTCATTGCTTTCGGGGTCGTAAACATAGATTTCGGAGATAAGGGCGCGTTCACTGCCTGCATTAAACGAAGCATAATTATATTTGTATGTTCTTACCGAGTTGCAAACTATAAGAATGGATGCAAAAAAAAGTAAAACTAACGCTACATAGAGAACAATTTCAGCTTTGCCATGTTTGAATTTTCCTATTGGAGGAGCAAAGGAAAGAAATCTGAAGTTTTTTTCAGATAGAATTCCTTTGCTTATGGCTTTAGATACCAGCCTCGCGTCTTTCTTGTTGAGAACATTGATGCCGTGGTAAAGCCGAAGTAATTGCAAGTCTAGGAAGTCGCCATCCAGATTTTTTATAATTCTGTCAGTAAAGTCGACTTTAAGCGGTTTAGATATTAATCGGAGTAGATAGCCAATGCCTCCCGACACAACAAGATACAAAATAATAATCAACCAAAATATTTTATAAAGACCATCAATTCCACTGCCAATAAAATCAAACATTTTGGATTCCTTTTCAAATTATTCAGCTTTCAAAACGCCGTAACGACAACCTGTTGTGTAGTTTACTGCCCAATGGCATCACGTTGCCATCGAATGACCACACCGGCATCCTCTCCGTTATGAACACACTCGCAAATATTCAAGAACTTGCCCGCATGCTGCGCAATATGATCCGCACTGGCGTGATTGTCGAAACCGACCTGATTGCTGGCCGCTGCCGTGTGCAAACGGGGGGTATTTATACCGACTGGCTCCAGTGGCTGACTCACCGCGCTGGACGTTCTTGCACATGGTGGGCACCCTCGGTGGATGAGCAGGTATTAATTCTGGCGGTCGGTGGTGAGCTTGATACGGCTTTTGTGCTGCCGGGGATTTTTTCCGACGACCATCCTGCACCGTCTGCCTCGGCGGATGCCTATCACGTTACTTTTCCCGATGGTGCTGTGATTGAGTACGAACCGGAGAGCAGTGCGTTAACCGTCAGCGGCATTAAAACCGCCGATATCACCGCATCGCAAACTCTTATTGCCTCCGTGCCAGAGGTACGGGTTAGCGCATCAACCCGCATTACTCTCGACTCGCCCGAAGTAATTTGCACCAATACGCTGATTGCTGGCTCACTGGAGGTACAAAAAGGCTGCAAGATGAGCGGCAATATTGAACATAGCGGCGGTTCATTGTCGTCAAACGGCAAAGTGTTGCATACCCACCAACACCCAGGCGACAGCGGCGGCACAACAGGAGCGCCACTATGACTGCAGGTTACATCGGTATCAGTCGCACTACTGGTCGGGCGATTACCGATACGGAGCATATTCGTCAAAGTGTGAATGATATTTTGCTTACGCCCATTGGTTCGCGTGTGATGCGCCGTGATTATGGTTCGTTGCTGTCTTCAATGATTGACCAGCCACAAACTCCCGCCCTTGAACTGCAAATCAAGGTGGCTTGTTACATGGCGATCCTCAAATGGGAACCGCGCGTAAAGTTGACCTCGGTGACCACAGAACACCGGTTTAACGGTCAGATGGTGGTCAACTTGACTGGCCAACACGCTGAAACGGGCGAAAATCTTTTGTTAACCCTTCCTGTGAGTTGAAACCATGCCGATTATCGACCTGAACCAGCTCCCCGCGCCGGATGTGGTAGAGAAGCTTGATTTCGAAACCATCCTCACCGAGCGCAAAGCGACACTGATTTCTCTGTTCCCCGAAGAACAGCAGGAAGCCGTTGCACGCACGCTAGCACTGGAGTCAGAACCGCTGACCAAACTCCTTGAAGAAAATGCTTACCGTGAGGTTATCTGGCGTCAGCGAGTCAACGAAGCGGCCCGCGCCAATATGCTGGCCTATGCCGTTGGTCATGATCTTGACGTGATGGCGGCAAACAACAATACCGAGCGGCTTACTATCACCCCGGCAGATAACACCACAATTCCACCCACACCGGCAGTGATGGAGTCTGACACCGATTTGCGTCTGCGAGCACAGCAGGCATTCGAGGGGCTGAGTGTGGCGGGGCCGGTCGGGGCTTATGAGTATCATGGTCGCAGCGCTGACGGGCGTGTTGCGGATATTTCTGTCGTCAGTCCTACCCCTGCTTGTGTGACGATTACTGTGCTATCACGTGAGGGTGACGGCACCGCTAATTCTGATCTACTGGCTGCTGTAGAAAAATCGCTCAATGCTGATGACATGCGCCCGGTGGGCGACCGTGTAACAGTACAGAGCGCCAAGATTGTGCCATATCAGATTAATGCGACGTTATATTTTTACCCCGGCCCCGAGCAAGAACCCGTTATACAAGCGGCAGAACAGCAACTCAAAACCTATATCAGCTTGCAGCATCGGATCGGGAGGGATATTCGCCTGTCGGCCATCCATGCCGCACTTCACGTCGAAGGAGTGCAGCGTGTGGAACTGGCTTCGCCAGCCCATGACATGGTGCTCGATAAATACCAGGCATCTTATTGCACTGAATACACGATCACCGTAGGGGGGACGGATGAGTGATAATCGTTTGTTGCCCGTGGGCTCATCGGCGCTGGAAGTCGCCACCGTAATGGCTGCGGCTGAAATTACCCGAGTGCCAGTGCCACTACGTACATTGGGGGATCCGCAGCGATGTCCTGTCGCACTGTTATCTTATTTGGCGTGGGCGCTGTCGGTTGACCGGTGGGATTTTAACTGGCCGGAAGCGACTAAGCGCCATGTTATTGCATCCTCATTTTTTATCCATCAACACAAAGGCACTATCAGTGCATTGCGGCGGGCGGTGGAACCGCTTGGCTATCTGATTGAAGTTAAAGAGTGGTGGCAGCTTAACGAGGAACCCGGCACTTTTCGCCTCGTTATTGGAGTGCTCGACAGTGGTATTACTGACGAAATGTATCAGGTGCTCGAGCTTTTAATTAATGATGCCAAACCAGCAAGCCGCCACCTAATAGGCCTTAATATCAGTCTAAGTTCAAGCGGTAGCCTATTTGTCGGTGCAAGTTGTTATCACGGTGAAACGCTGACCATCTACCCCTATATAGCGGATGAAATCACCGTCGGGGGCGAGTTCTTCCCAGCTTCAGCTATACATTTAATTGACTCACTGAACGTGTAAACCAATGACTACGAAATATTTTGCAATTTTGACTAATCAGGGTGCGGCCCGGTTGGCCAATGCAGCAGCATTAGGGACAACGTTAAAAATTACCCATATGTCTGTCGGGGATGGTGGCGGAAAGGCTGTAACGCCAAATCCAGAACAAACAACGCTAATAAATGAAGTCAGGCGAGGCGTAGTTAATATGCTCTCAATTGACCCGCAAAATATAAATCAGATAATTGTCGAGCAGGTTATTCCCGAAAATGAGGGCGGCTGGTTTATTCGTGAAATCGGTCTGTTTGACAGTGAAGGATTGTTAATTGCCGTCGCAAACTGCCCTGAAACATACAAGCCATTGTTACAGGAGGGGAGTGGCCGAACTCAAACCATTCGAATGATTTTAATTGTTTCCAGCACCAGTGCGATGGAGTTAAAAGTTGATCCGTCAGTGGTGCTGGCAACTCGCCAATATGTTGATAATAAAATCATTGAAGTTAAACAGTACGCCGATACTTTACATCAAAAACATATTGATGCTGCTAATCCGCATAACCAATATGCATTCAAACACAGCCCAGCTTTGACGGGAAGACCAACAGCACCCACGCCAGAACAAGACAGCAATAATCAGCAAATAGCGACCACTGGATTTGTACGTACATGGATTAGCATTCTGAAAGGTAACGTTCCTGTTGAATTTGGCACCCTAAAGGCATTAGCGGACTCTCTTAGTACTAAGTTGGCAAAAGGCAGTAAT